GATAGTCTTTTGGCGGTATATTCATACGAGATTAAGTTTTATTTAAATGCTATTGAGGGGTATTCACAAACAATACAAAAATGAAATCATTTAACGACACGGCAGCAGATTCAAGCACAATTATAAGCGTAGTGAGTGCAGTTGCATCAGTAAGCACACAAGCACAACCAATAATTTCCGCACTTGCTGGAATCATTGCAATCATTTCGGGTACATTGGCTGCAATACACTACTTTAAACAAATAAGAAAATGAAAATATTTGAAATATTCAAAGGTGATAAAGGCGAATTTTCAAGCAAACGAATTATCGGAATCATTGGTGGTTTTGCTTTGATAGGTGCAATGCTTTATCACAATAGCGACAAATTAATAGAAAGTGTTGAATGGGTGACTATTCTCGCACTTGGTTTTACGTCTGTAGATAAATTCGGAAACAATGGAAAACAATAGATTTGCATTAGATAGACTTTCTTTTGCTGGTATATCTTTGCCAACATTTAAAGAAAATAAAACAAAGGGTTATACAACTTTTGGAGAGGACAATTTGTACCCTCAAAAATTGATTGACCTTTACAACAAATCACCAAAGCACAATGCTATTGTTAACCAAAAATCGTCTTACATTGCTGGTGATTCTTATGAGTTATTTGCAAGTGATACGTTGACCGAAGCAAAAGCATACGATAGACTAAGAAATATTAACGCTTTTGAAGATTACGAATCATTTAATAACAAGATTTCACAAGATTTTGAGTTATTCGATGGTTACTATATCGAAGTAATTTGGAATAAGGCGAAAACCGAGATTGCAGAGTTGTATCACTTGCCATTTCAGAATATACGTTTAGGAAAAGATTGTGCATACTATTCAGAGGACTGGTCAAATACTCGTGAAGCCGTAATTGAATATCCTTTATTCAATCCAACAACACGTGAAAATAAGCAAGTATATGCGTTTAAAATGTATCGGGCTGGTCAAGGAAAATACCCTTTACCTTCTTATATTGGTGCTTTAAAGTACATTGAAATTGACGTTGAAATTTCCAACTACTATTTAAGCAATATCAAAAACGGATTTTTTGCACAGACCGTGATTCAGATGTTTAAAGGACAACCTACACCTGAAGAAGCGAGAATGGCAAAAAAGAGGTTTAAGAAAAACTATCAAGGTGCAGAAGCCGAAGAAAGTGGCGGGTTAATTATTATGTACAATGAGCAGAATGAAAAACCCGCAGAAATCACCAACTTGCAACCATCTGATTTTGACAAACAATTTCAACAATTAAACGACCAAGTTCAAGAGGAAATATTTGTTGGTCACAGAGTAAGCAACCCAGTTATTTTTGGTATTGCAACACCAGGAGCATTGGGACAAAGAAACGAGATTATTGAGGGTTATGAATTATTTCAAACAAGTTATGTAGAACCACGTCAAAAAATTAAAGACGCTGCATTTAATAGCGTTTTTAAATATATGGCAGATGCTCAAATAAAAACTACTAATAAACCACCAATTGGACAAGATTACATTTTATTATTTGAAAAAGGTATTCTTGACAAAAACGAAGTTCGTAAGGAATTAGGTTTTAGTGTAGTTGAAGAAATTGCAATGTCTAAAAAACAAAGTGACGAAGATGTGTTAAAAATGTTTGCTGAATGTGGTGTAAGTAAGGATGAATATGAAGTATGCAAATTTGAGTTTGCAACTGCAAGTGAAACTGCCATTCTACAAATACTTAACGCAAATGAAGGAATCACCGTTGGTGAAATTGCAAAGTACGTTAACATTGACGCACAAAAAGTAATGGATGCAATCACTAAAATGATTGATGATGGTTTAATTAATAACGACAATGGCAAACTTTCAACATCGACAAAAGGTTCAAGAGAACTTGCAAAATCAGTTGACACACAAATTGAGTTGCGTTATGAGTATGGTTTAGACGCTGCATTTAAAGGAGAACCTGAATTGATTGCGACAAGCCGTGATTTTTGCCGTCAATTAATCGGTTTAAATCGTTACTACACACGTCAAGAAATTGACCAAATATCGTCAAGAGTTGATAGGGATGTTTGGAAAGAACGTGGTGGTTGGTACACTATTCCCGACACAGAAATTCATATCAACCATTGCCGTCACGCTTGGAATTCTAAACTTGTAAGGAAAAAATTATGACAAACTTTGTTTATTTAATTAGCACAACTTATCTAAAAGATAACAGCCCTATCAACGAAAATGTTGATGATAAATTACTGAAATCGGCTATCAAAGAATCACAAGAAATTTACATTCGTGATATCATTGGTAGTGGTCTTTATAACCAAATTCAAACACAAGCATTTAATGGCACTTTATCGGCTAATAATACCACGCTTTTAGACACTTATATTGCACCTTGCTTAAAGTACTATACATTAACGGAATCAATGTTGCCTATGACGTTTAAAATGCTAAATAAAAGCGTTGCAAGTCGTAATAGTGAAAATGCAAATCCAGTTAGTATAGAAGAAATGACAATGATGGAACGGAGATATCGTGACAAAGCCGAGTACTATGCTAACAGATTGCGTGATTATTTAATTGCAAACACAACAATTTATCCGTTATTTTTGAATAGTGGTTCAACAAGTGACACCATATTCCCACAAGATGTTCAATTTTTTGGTGGAATTTATTTACCTGACAATGAATGCAATGAAAAATTATACTTTATCAGACCAACCAACGGGTAAGGTTAGACAAAAGAACGAAGCAAAACTTTTAAAATTTATCAATGACACTAAATCAAATAATATCAAGAATACAAATAGCATCGGAAAATCACAAGCAAGTAAATAAATTTGTTTGTGGTGAAAATGCTATGGCTCAAGAAAACGTTGAGTATTATCCTTTAATTTGGTTAGTGCCTAATGGTTTTGACTTTGATAACAAGAACAAAAATGTAACTTATCAGTTTTTATTGATGATATTAGATAGGCATTTTGAAAGCCAGTCTAATTTGATAGAAGTGTTAAGCGACACAGCACTAATTTTGCAAGATATTTTAACAATTTTAAACAGAAATTCGTATGAAGAAAATGTGGAATTTATTACAACGGGCAAAGCAGAACCATTCATCGATGCAAAAACAGACGTGGTCGCTGGATATGGCATTGATTTGTCGGTTACTATTCCTTATCTTGATAGTTATTGCGATATTCCTCTTAACTAATGTTTACAAAAGTATCAATAATGGTGGTCGGGTTATTCCCGTTATCCCTATTGATACTACTTACAAAGTGGTCTACAAAGAAAAAATCAAAATATTACAAAAAGAAAAAATAAAAATTGAAAAAAGATATGACACGTTATATATGTATTTTCTTGATAGCCCTTATTCAACAAAATTACTTGACAGCACAATCAATATACATAGATTCATCGACTCTCAAGAATGCAAATTATTATCTCATTAAAGGGGCAAAGGCTCGTGAATTAAATTGTGTTTATCAAAAAAGAATTGCAACAGATTCGGCTTTGATTTCGTTTCAAGATAGCACAATAACTGATTTATCTTGGGCAATTTGTGAAGTTGAACAAAAGAATAAATGCTTTAAAAAATACTCATTAGGTGTTACCATTTACGCAATCATTGTAACACTATTTTTACTATGAAAAATAACGTACATATTTTCAAATGTCCAACAAACGAAGTTAAGAAAGTACTTTTGCTTTCAGATTTACATTGGGATAACCCAAAATGTGATAGAAATTTACTCAAAAAGCATTTAGATTTAGCGTTAAAAGGTGGGAATGATATACTTTTAAACGGAGATACTTTTTGCTGTATGGGAGGAAAATATGATCCCCGTCGAAGCAAAGAAGGAATAAGACCTGAACACAATGTAAACAACTATTTAGATGCTATTGTAAATGATGCAATAGAATGGTTTAAACCATACGCACACTTAATCAAAGTTGTTGGATATGGTAACCACGAAACGGCAATATTAAAAAATTTAGAAAGTGACTTAATACAAAGATTTGTATTTGGTTTAAATCGTGAGTGTGGTAGTGAAATACAATGTGGTGGTTATGGTGGTTGGGTTATATATCAATTTCAGAGGTCAAACAAAATAAGAAGTGCTTTTAAAATAAAATACTTTCACGGTTCAGGTGGTGGTGGACCAGTTACAAAAGGCGTGATTCAATTTAATCGAATGAGTACTTTTGTTCAAGATGCTGATTTAATTTGGATGGGACACGTTCACGAATGTAATGAGGTGGTTTATACATCTGAATATTTAGACCAATATTATAACATAAAATTAAAAAACATTTTAATGGTTAGAACAGCCACCTATAAGGAAGAATACAATAACGGCAAAGGTGGTTGGCACGTTGAAAGAGGTGCAACACCAAAACCATTAGGTGGTAGGTGGTTAGAAATTTCATATGAACGTAAAATAATATCTAACCAAGAACAAAATATTTTAAACGCATTTACATACAGAGCATGAGCAATATAAACCCTATACATTACAAAGGCGAAATCGAGTGCATAGATGCAATTAAAAGCACTATGTCACACGAAGCATTCAAAGGCTATTTAAAAGGCAATATAATGAAGTATATTTGGCGTTATGAACGTAAAAATGGTCACGAAGATTTATTAAAAGCACAATGGTATTTAAACAAATTAATCAATGAAACAAGTTCAAACATATCTAAATAGATTCGGTTGCAACCTTGCAGTCGATGGAATTATCGGCGAGAAAACAAAAGCCGAAATTAAGAAATACATTTTTAACCAAAACAAAGGTATAACTTGGGTGCGTTGTGATGACAAACTAACCAACACTTTTGATGATTTTGGGGTGTTGTGGGTTAATGGTGAAGTTGCAGAGATTTTTCCTTGTAGTACTACTGCCGGTAAACACTACATTCAAAATCCTATTACGTATGGCGGTATAACTGGAACGGCAATAGCGTGTCAACAAATCGTTAAAGGTACTCACCAATTTAAAACTTCATCAAATTGGAAGTCGTTGTGGTTAGGAATGCCATACTTTCAACAAATAAAACCTATAGAAATATATCGTGATGGCAACAAAGATGGAGTGATTGACAAAAAGACTACACAAAAAGGTTTATTTGGGATAAACTTTCATCATGCTGGTTTAGGTAATTTCATTGACAATTGGTCGGCTGGTTGTCAAGTAGTTCCAAAAGCATATTGGAATAACGTGATTAAACACTTTACAAATAATGAAATAATTGATTTCGTGTTGATATGAATAAAGTTGATTTATCCGATATTGGCGTAAAAAAATCGCTGTTTGATGACATAAAATCAAACGATGTCAATAAAATTATTGTTGACTGGGGAAACGATTTAATAAACGCCTTACGTGATAAATTAGCAAAGAATAAATCAAATGCAAGTGGTTCACTTTCTTCTGACATAAAGCCAGTTATTCGGGCAAATCCAAAAGGAGTGAACTACATTGTGTTAATGAATGACTACTACATTAATGTAGAACAAGGTCAACAACCTACAAATGTAGCGTATAAAGATATTTTGCAATGGATGAAAGAGAAACGAAGATATGGTGTTTTTCGTTCGGCATTCTCTCAAGGTATAGAAAGTGTAATTGCAAAGAAAATTGTTAAAAATATTGCAGAAGGTGGCACAAAGGCACGTCATTTCATTGCACCAACACTTAATCAAAAGCGTTTAGATATATTGTCGCAATCAATTGCAGACCATTTAGCAAAAAAAATATTTACTTAAAAAATAATTTGCATATTAAAAAAACTTTTGTATATTTGCAATATGGATATACAAGAAGTAGTAAAGCAAATTAAATTAAACAAGCGTCACGGCTTGGTCAAATCTATTAATCGTGAAACTGGCATTAGTATGCCTACAATAAAAAAATATCTTGATGGTGATATTGTACAACCAAAAGCACTTATTGTGTTAAATAAGGCTCTTGAAATAATTAAAAAAGAAAAGTTATGAGAGTTGTATTTTCATTAGCGACTTGTCATTTATTTGACGATGAATTTGATTACGAGTTTGATTTGGAAACTATTCAAGAGATTTTGATTGATGAATATGATGAAATCGTTTCAGAATATAGAAAAATATATTACGATGAAGATGGTTTTCGTGATGAAGTTATATTTTGGGACACATTAGAAA